CTTCTGGCACAACCAACTTTGGCACTTCGAGCTTTCCCATTTCTATAGTCTCCTTTCGCTTATGCTACCCGGCTCAACTCCGGGTGCAATTTGTCTGATTTGAAAAACCCCTCTGGAATGCCTTGCGTCTCAATGTCGTAACCTTCTGAGCATAGGTTTAGGTATTCACATGTCCCGAACCTGCAACAAGCATCGGTGTTCCTGGGCCAACGGTTGAAGCGTTCGCAGTCCCGAATCTTTTTGGCCGTCATCCAAATATCGGCGGCGGCTTCGTCAAGATCAGATTGCAACCGCGCAACCTCACGCCGGGAAAAGTAGCGCTCGTCGCGATCAATGAGATCTTGAGCGAAGCGTTTCCCGTACTCCTGAATCGTCTCGCCCTTTCGTGGTTTGATGTCAGGCTTTCGCGCTACGTCATAGATGACCGCCATGATGTCCTTGTCCATCTGCTTGCAAGCCAACCAATAAGTGGAAATTTGCCCGTCCATCCGCAACCGCTTCCAGTAGTTTGAGTCTGGCTCAAGTGACTCGCTGGCGGTTTTGTGTTCCATCAAATACAACCGCCCCTCGCTCTCAACGAAGCAATCCATTTTACCGGCGAGCCGAAATGTCCGGCTATGGCGTCCGGTGTCCGGGTTGACCAACGGCACGTTGAACTCGATCTCGCTGGCAACGACACGGTAAGACGAGTCTTGGTAGCGATTCGCCCACACCTCGACCATCTGGCACGCAATCTCCATTTCGACCAAGCGAGAGTTGCGGGCCTCATCATTCAGGCCCAACGGGATCAAACCGCCGGCATACGTGACGAGGCTTTCTTGCGCGTCCTCGATAGTCTGGCCTTGTTTGATGCAGTCGAGCCCATAATGATAAATCGAACCGAAGCGCAGTGCCGGGGATTCGATGACGGGCCGAATCATGGCAACGTGTTTCCACCAATAGTATTTGTCGCACTTGCGCAAATCGCGCATTTGGGAAAAGGTTAGAAGTTTCATCGCGTCTTTCCCTGCCTTTCCGCCAACTGCCGCCATTCGCGGATTTCGTGTGCGTATTTCTCGGTTGCGTCGGCAAAGCGCGCGAGATTGTTGTTGATGTCAAATAATGTGCCCCCAATGCGCGACACCTGATCAGCTAGCACAACGATTGCGCGGGCTTGCGAGTCTTCGATCGATTCCAAGAGATGATAAATGTCCGATGCTCCCATGGTTAGGCTATCTCCTTAGATGGTGGCGGGGCGGCCTGTATCCTCGTCGGTTGGCGGCTTTGTGACCGCCCCGCCTTTTTTGCTCTTGCTGGCCACATCTCCGTAGTTAGTTTGTGCTACTGCCCGCCAATGGTCGGGCTATGAGCAACGGACTATTGCCCGATTGCTTCCAACCAACGTTTCGCGATGCGCTCGTAGGCGTCGGCCTCGATTCCCCAGGCGTCCATCAGGTTTGTAATCATGGTCTCGAGTTGCGCTTCGGCGGATCCGTCAATGAATTCTAACAACTGGACAATGCGGCGCTCTTCCCGTTCCTGTTCGGCGCGGGCCACTGAGCCTTCGCGGAATCTGTCCATCGTCGTTTGGGTTGTGCGATCCATCAGAAACTTTCTTCCGGGTCGGGATGATACCATCGCGCCGGCGACGCAAGATCCTCATTGGGTTCCGATTCTCCACCCTGACGCCGACTTTGTAGATCGTAGCAAATCTCATCAAGCCGCGCGATAAGCCGATTCATCTGATCCGTAAGGCTACTGTTGTCTTCTTGCTTTTTCTGCCGTGGTGCATACCCCAGATCGAGCGCCCTGAGGCACTCGCCACGCGTGATACTATTGTTATCGCCACACCACTCATCCAGATACAGGATTTCCGCGTGACATAGTTTGCAATAGGATTTGTTTCTTTCGCCCGTCATTGCTACCCTTTCCTTTCGCTCCCCGCGCGACAGATGATAAGCTAGCAGCCGCGACATATTAAACCATCATTTGCTGTTTGGGCAACTTGCCTACCTCCGAAAAATCCGGGGCCGGGTCGTTACTCCGACCCCGGAGTAGTCAGGAGGGAGGACATGATGGGTGCTCGGGCAGGGCCTCGTTGGCAGATTGGCCCGCTCGCTCATCGCGTTGGACCGGATAGGAGGATTTAAGCCCCGCCCGAACTCCCGCGCCGCACAGCCGCGACAAGCACTCCCGCGCATCCGCCCATGCTCGCACCCGCGCGACTGTACGGCTCACTTGGTTTGCTGGATGGTCAACTAACATTATGACACTCCTAACTTGCGCAATGCGTGTTGTAGCAATCGACGCCACCATCGACTTTTCCTCATTGGTCTCCTCCGTGCGGCGCTGGCACGTAGACGGCATCTGGCCGCGTGTCGGGATAGGTCAGCTCGTCCAACGGAAAGGCCCACAAGAACAATGCAATGAGCAACGCGAGCAACAGAGTCGTCATGATAACGCCTTGCTGCATTTTGATTGCCGCGATGTCGCGACGCAAAACGGCGAGGTCGGAATCGTTGTTCGTGCTCATTGGCCATTGCCTCCGGGTAGTTGCGAGTCGAGGAAGCCCAGGTAGTCGTTGACTACGCGTCGCGCGCGAGCGACCAACCGCAACGGCATCGCTTGAGGTGTCGCCCAGCCCGCCAGGCCGAGGGACCGCCCCTCCAATAACCCATTGGTTGCCATTGCGCTTTCGTGGTTGGCCAGAGTTTCAGCGTTGAGCCCCATCGCGGCTTCCAATCCCTCCAGAGCCTGACAGAGGTGGAGCCGCTCGCGTCGGAGTTGCTCGGTTTTGGTCGGTTGCGTTTCCATGGCCACGACCATAGCCGATTTTTCTCAATTTACAATGCGGTTTTTTCGATCTTTTTTTCACGGATTTTTGCAGAGCGTTGATTTTGTTGGAGATAGCCCCTAAAATAAATTGTCGGACAATGTCGGATTTCGCTTGACAAATCGCCGATTCGTGCTATACTCCACGCAGACAATTGAGAAAGGGGACGAAATGAAAAACATCGAGGCCATGACCATCCACGAACTGACCGACGCGGCTCGCGATTATGACCAGACCCAAAACGAAGGGCATGAGGGATACAACCCGTATCGCGACGAGTTGGCCAAGCGCGCGGCGGCCCACGCGGCCGCCACGCCGGAAACGCTAGAGGAGCAACGCGATCGCTTGGACGACCGCAAATATCGCATCGAGCGCGGGGCCTTCGCGGGCCGGCTCGATGCCGCGGAACAGGCGGAGATTGCGGAGATCGAGGCCCAGATCTCCGAGTTGGACGCCAAAATCCAGGCGGAGTTCGAGGCGGCTTGGCCGCGCGACCTGACCGCCGCCCGGCTGGCGGAATGGAACCGGGACGCCCAGGCCGGCAAAATCACACACGCCAACAAGGCCGAGCGCGAGCGCCAACAAGGCTGGACGATGGACGACCTCAAGAAGGCCATCAAACACCACAAAATCCAATAAGGCATTCCGGGCGCGTTAGCGCTCAAAACCAGAAAGGAGCGGATCATGAACTGGACAATCGAACACAATGGGTTCCACGGACGGACGCGGTTGGTCTTCCGCGTCCCTACGGGCACGGAGCCAGGGAGTGTCGTTGAGGTGTCCCCGGACGTTGCGGAGCGCCTCAATCACGCAGTTTGTCCTTGCGCAGACTGCATGTGTGGGGAGCGGATCTCTGAGAACACCTATTTTTGCCGCGACGGAAGCCAACGTTGGACTGTCGGCCCACTCCCGTTAAACGGCGGTGAGGTGCTGGGCCACTACCCACAAGCCTGACGCCCCCAGGCTAGCCCCGTCTCTGGCGGGGCCTTTCTGGGCGCGTTAAGCGTCCGCAGAACCTGGCAATAACGAAAGGATCTGAACTATGATCGCGCAACATAGAGCAAGGGCGGGAGAAATCTTGCCGATCAAAAACCGTACCCCGAGCGGGGAACCTAAGATCGAAGGACGGGCAAGGCTCCTTCGTTTGATCGCACGGGGCGAAGGGCCGGACCCGGATCTTTGGGAAGTCGAATTTCTTGACGAACCAGGTCGAACGTTTGAGCGTTACATTTACGTTTGACGCCCCCAGGCTAGCCCCGTCTCTGGCGGGGCCTTTCTGGGCGCGTTACGCGCCAAATCGCGAAAGGAGAGGAACCATGAAAATGAGAGACGCACTACAGACCGCCCGCAAAATCGCGAGCAGCCGGGTAACCATTACACCACACTACGGAGACCCGGCAAACAAACGGATTGACCGGGCCGTCCGGATTTCCGGTTGCTTCCAGCGCGACGCTAGGCCAATTGCGGCGGAAATCGCCCGCGCCCTCAACCGCGACGGCAATCAGCGCATCAGCGCTGGCTTTGTTTGCGTGTGGCTTTAGACCCGGCCCCTTACTTGAAAGGAGGAACATAGTAATGGCGAATCCTGAACATGTAGAGGTTGTGAAGAATGGCGTGGAAGCCATTGCTGAATGGATAGAGAGGATGATGAGCATGGAAATCGAAAATGACCCAAGGCGCAAAGGGCAACTGGCTGCACGAAAGCAGCTTTTTGGCCCACACCATCGTTATGCAGTTGCCCCTGTCCACACAAGATTCGATACCCTTGTATGGATGGTTTGGGACGCGGAAGAAATCGACCGTGAGACTGGCTTAATTGCGATTATTCGGCAAGAGCCAACCCGAGAAGCAGCTGTCGCCGGGCTAACCGTTGATGGCGATTTTTCGTCTGCCGCACAGGCCTAACCCCTGGGAGTCCCGTTGTTTCTATGTCACAAATTAAGACGGAGAACAACACTATGAACAATGCAGAAGGTTACTATCGGATGGAAACCATGAAAACCATCGAGACCATGACCACCCACGAACTGGAGGAGCAACGCGATCGCTTGGACAACCGCAAATATCGCATCGAGCGCGGGGCCTTCGCGGGCCGGCTCGATGCCACGGAACATGCGGAGATCGCGGAGATCGAGGCCAAGATCGCCGAGTTGGACGCCAAAATCCAGGCGGAATTCGAAGTGGTTTGGCCGCGCGACTTGCATGGGCGTCTCGGTTCCATCAGAGCCGAGCGCGAGCGCGAGCGAGGCTGGACGATGGACGACCTCAAGAAGACCGCCAAACATCACAAAATCCAATAAGGCATTCCGGGCGCGTTATGCGCTTAGACAAATTAGCCCGACAACAACCGGGCAGCCTAGAAAGGATCACAAACCATGACTAATCAATCAGCAGGTCTCCCATCCGCCCCAGAGCCGCATTGCTCGCCTGTGGACGATGCGGTTGACCCGGCGGTTCTAGCAGCGGCCCTTGCCGCGTCACCAATCGCCCCCGTTAATAAGGAGCACGAGGAGCACACTGGACCCGATGTATGGGTGCAGTTTGTCGGCATGGACATCGCAGCCCTTGCCGACGAGAATGTTTGCTTTGACGAACGCTATGCCTCTTGGCATGGCACTTGGCGACGCGAATATGGACACGTTGTGCAGTCCCTGCACAGCCTCAACTGTTGCGTCTTTTGGGGCCGAGAAACCGGGTATTATGAGATACTCGATGCACGGTTGTCCGACGAGGGCGCGAGCCTCCTACTAGAGTTTTGGCATGACGATGAGGGTCCGCGACCAGTCCCCCCAGCCCCACTTACCTGACACCTCCAGGTTAGCCCCGTCTCTGGCGGGGCCTCCCTGGGCGCGTTAGCGCTCAAACCAAATCGTGATAAGGAGAAAAATCATGTTTGTGAATTTATCAAACCATCCCAGTTCGGGATGGACAAATGCACAAGTAGTTGCAGCCCACCGATTAGGTGGGCAAATTGTTGATGTCCCGTTTCCCGCAGTTGATCCAGCGGGGAACGGGTCCGTAGAGCTCGCCGCCACGAAAGTGGCGATTAAGGTAGCCGCCGCAAAGGCGGCGAAGTATAACCCCCACCGGTTCCAAGATCCGAACCGGTCTGAAGCGATCATCGTTGCGATTGCTGGCGAGCAGTGGCTCGTTGCAGCAATCGCACGGCAATTCGATTCATCATGGGTTGGCGATCGCCCATGGTGTTTGGTATTCGGAACCTCGGAGCGTCTATCGGAGACGCTCCCCGACGGGAAGAAGCAAGTGCAGTTCGAGTTTTGCCAATTCCGCCCCCTTGTTTGGCAAGGCCTGAACCCTGCCAAGGGAGGTTGGTATCTGGGAAGCGCCTCTGGAAAGGAGGAAACCCATTAAAAAATCATCGGACAAATACGAAATCTCCGTCGCCGTGCGCATCCGCCGCGCAATGACCGACCACATTGATGCGCTCGCGGAAGGCGAGGGACGCAACCGCTCCAACATGATTCGCCGTCTGCTCGCCGAGGCGATCAAGGAGCGAGTGAGGAGGCGATTATGAGATACACGACGTTACTGTGCATTGCGATCATTGCATTGCCCACAAGCGCTGAATGGCAACGGGTCACGGAGCATGCCCCATGGTCGCCTCGGTCGGGCGTTGTGGCGGTCACGTATAATGGGCGACTCTGGCTGATCGGCGGCGGACCGGTCCTCGGTGGCGAGATCTGGTCAACAACTGATGGCCTGACCTGGATACGCCACGGCGACAACAAGCATATCGGGCATGAGTCAATCGTCTACCGTGAGCGTATCATCACGTTTTCGGGCGATCCGTACGCCACGACCGATGGAGTCACGTTCGAGCGACTTGCAAACGATGTGGGCACATGGTCATGGTCGGGCTATGTCTGCCACGCCCGGCGGCTCTGGTGTCTCGGCGGTGGCAATGCGCATATTATGTCCAGCCCAGACGGCGCTACATGGACCACACATACGCGAGACGCCCCCTGGGGATGGCGCGCCGATCCGGCATTGGCGGTGTTTAAGGGTCATGTATGGATGGTGGGCGGGGCTGGTGTGAGCTCGCCGACCAACGATCTATGGGCTTCCCCCGACGGCCTCAACTGGTCACGCATTTTCGAGCATGCCGCCTGGGCTCCACGCACAGAGCAGGCCTTATTGGTTGCCGACAACCAGCTGTGGATGTTCGGCGGGCGGCAATATATCAGCCGGACTGACGTGATCGAATACAACGACGTTTGGTCCTCGCCCGACGGCGGGCTGTGGATCGAGGAAACTCCCTCCGCGCCGTGGGAGCCCCGCCACGATTTTGTCGCCACCGTGTACGACGGCAAGATCTGGCTCATGGGCGGCATGGCCTATCAGGTCGGCGAGTACAACGACATTTGGGTTTATCCGCTGGAGTCCGCCGCTGGCCGGTCCTGGTGTGCTTACCGCTGATTATTTGATGATTTCTTCCGGCGTCCCGGTGATCCAGGCCCCCAGAAGCGCGTGGATTGCCGTCGCGGTCAACCTGCCAGCCACGCCGTCAATGCCGTCGCGTTGCGGTCCGAAAGCCCCCAAGTTGTGCCCCTGATCCGCGAGGAGTCGTTGTAGGCCGGCCACGCGGTCGCTGCGTTCCCGGTAGTGGATTGGTCGATTTGCCGGTATTTTGGGCAAGGGCCCGGCGTCCCACAAGCTGCGCTCGATCATCATGCGCAGTGAGCACATGGCGCCGACCTGTTGGCTAACGGCGTTGGGATCGTATCGTCCGTCCGCCACGTATTTTCCCACGCCAATGCCGTGATTGGAGCCTGACCACAGATACGGCGATTCCGCGTCGCGCTTGGCGTATCCCATGCCGTTGTAGCGCTCAAGTCGCCAACCAATCTCGCCAATCGTCCAGCTTGGCAGATTTGCCAGACCCCACAGCGCATCGATCCCCGAGGCGGCCAATGAATCAAACGGCCCCTTGCCAGCGGGGACGAGGGTTGTCACGCGATCCCAGCGTTCCCCGTTATGGTAGCCGCCTACCGGATCGCACGAACATTCGAGGTCGTGGATTACCCCGGCCACCGCCCACGGAATACCGATTGCTCGCTCTATTTTCACATACTCATGTTTCATGCGGGCTATTCTGTGGGCGGCTATGTTCACTCGAGCCCGCCAATCGGGCAAAATGCGCAGCGAGTCCCACAGTGCTTCATAGTGCAGTTTGCTGGTGTCTCGCATAGGGTTTACCTCTAAGCAATGCTTGACGGTTCATTTTGGAATTCTGGCGACGATCTCCTCGGCCTGCGCCCGGATCGAGTCGATTTTTTCCTCGGCCTTGGCGTTCGAGTCACGGATGAATATCATGCCCAGGCCCCCAACAATTGCCACAAGGGCCTCGCCGGGGTCAATAGTGCCAGTCGCCCAGCCACCAGCGCCAGCGACAATAGCTGACACGCCGCCCCAGAACGTTTTCGTCCTCAGCAGTCCAAGCAACCGCTTGCTTGTAGATTGATTCATGGCTTGTTACCTCCGTTTCGTTCGAGTCGTTGCACAATAGCCACAACCTCGGTGAGTTTGTCTCGGTCTTCCGGCTTGAATTGATGTTCGCCCATTCGGATCACAATCTCCTGAGTTTTTGCCATGCGCTCATAAATGGTTGCAAATTCCCTGTCACACTCGGCCAAGCGCTTCCGCTCTGGATGCGTGCCATTGCTGCTTTTGTGCCACCGGCGAATCGTTTCCGCCGCTGCCGCCGTAACGGCAACACCCGCGCCGATACCTGCGCCAATGCTTACTGGATCAACTGCCATGTCGCCCCCCTTATACCCCGATTTTAATGGTGTTGTCATCAGTGTCATGATACAGCTCATTCGCCGCCGCGCCCGCCGCAGCTTGGTTCGCCCCGCTTTTGAGATTATACATAAAAATTCCGCCGTCTTGGTCAATGTACATCTGCAAGGTCAGCGTATTCGTGCCGTCCGGCGTCGTGCTGAAACCCAGATCGGATGGATGGTCATCAGTCCCCCATGCGCCCGCCGCGTAGGAATCGATCATAGCGCCCGACGATTCGTCTTCATCTGTGCCCCGAAAGTATATGGCGCCCAACAATTCCGCGTCCGTTATTGTCGCGTCCTCGCGCATAAGCGACATATCGGCCCCGGCGCTATCGGCAATCTCCAGTTGCATCGCGGGGGTTGTGTGATTTATGCCAACGTCCTTCGCCACGTAGATGTCGCCGTGGTCAAAGATGCGCATCCGCTCTTGTTCGGTTCCCGAACCAACATTGCACGTGTAGAATATTAGCTCTCCCGATGTGTTATCCGGCGCGCCCCAAATGGCATTGCTTTCCCCGACAATCTTCGCGCCCACGCCCTCGTCGTCATCCGTCCCCGCAAAGTAGATTGTACCTAAGGTTTCTCCATTCCCAATAAACGCATCGATGCGTGACAGCCCCAGCTCGCCGCCACTAGAAACCCCGATGTCCAAATCATATTGCGGCGTATTGTCCTGGATGCCCATATTGCCAGCGAAATATGCGCCGCCATTGCTGTTGATCGTCGCCACGTATGCGGGCGTCGAATTCATAACAACAAAAGACCGCGCGCCTGCGGCATCTGATAACTTTACCGCTGGATCGCCGCCCTTCGATTCGATCAACAAGCCGTTTGTATCGTCGTAGATATACGCCCCCGTCGCGCCGCCGATCTCGATTCCCTTCGCCTGTGTCACCGCCGCCGTCAAATCAACGCCGTTGTCAATATCCACGTTGCCATCGAATTGCGCGTTGCCATCGCTGTCTGTACTTGCAACGGTCGCGTCGGCGCTATCCAATACGCGGATTTCATTGGTTCCGTCAGCGTTGTTGAGCTTGAGATTAATCCACGAGCCGTAGAGCGTGGGCGTCGAGGAAGAATCATCCACCATAAGCCCCGTGCTCGACTCGTACAGGTCCGCGCCGCCGCCGATTTGGAGACTGCTCGCCTTCGCCGTTGCATTCGGAGTCTGAATCTGGTCTCCACTGAAGGTGAACATCGCGTTTGCTGCCGCATTTTCGATGTTATCATCGCCGCCACCCACGCCCAAACGAATAGAACCCAACACATCCAGCTCTTGCCCCGGAGACGCGATACCAATCCCCACGTCGCCCCGGAAATATGCGTTGCCGTCGCTGTCAATGGTCGCTTCTGTTTGCGGCGTGCCCGCATTATCCGTGATGCGAAATTCTTTCGCGCCCGACGCATCGCCAAGCTGCACAATGACTTCGCCGTCGGAATCGACCGTGAGCGTATCGTCTTGAAATGCCAACGGAACATAGCTGCTTGTCCCGGTATCATACACATACACACGCCAATCGCCTTCGGCGTCCTGGCGAATGCGGAAGTGCTCATCGCCATCGCCCGCGATGTCCAACAAATCGGAGCCTGCGGAACCCGAGATGCCTAGCGCGGTAATGTCAAGTCCGCCATCGGAATCAATGGCCGCGACTTTGTTATCGCCGCCGTCTAGCACCTGCATTTCGTTCGATCCTGCTTGATCGCCAAGCTTGATTTGCACATCCAGGCCAGTGATGTTCGGCGTGCCGAGTGAATTATCCACTAATAGCCCCGTGCCCGATTCATGCAGAGACGCCCCTCCACCAATTTCCAACGCAGTAGCCGCGCCGGTAGCATTCGGGAGTTGCAACAATCCGCCATTGAACGTTATCATAGCGGTGCCCGCACTGTTTTCAATGCTATTGTTCGAGCTGCCGTCGCCCAACCGCACGCTGCCATTTACATCCAACGCGGCGCCAGGCGTGCCTTCTTTGACTCCAACGTTGGAAGCAAAATACGCTTGGCCGTCGGAGTCTATGTCAACGACAGTGGAACCGCCCGAGTCTTTGAGTATCCATTTATAGGTTCCTCCTTGGTCCCCAAGCTTTACAACAACATCGTCGCCCCAAATTTCTGGCGTTGCCCCGCTATCATTCCAGACAATTCCCGTGCTTGGATTGTATAGTTCTCCCGTGCCAACCCCAAACGTCAACCCTTGGTTGCTCGCCGTCGCATTCGGCAAATTGACTTGCGCTCCAGGGATGTAGATCAACGCGGTTCCAGCCGCATTCTTGATGTTCGCGTCGGTCAACCCATCTCCTATAACCACGCTTCCAAAGACATCCAGTGTGTCTGTTGGCGATGCTAGTTTGATTCCGACGCGGGAATTGGCTTCATCCACATATAACGTGTCCCCCGCATTCAACGTGCCGGTGAAATCGAACTTTATCCCGTTCGAGGAATAAAAAACAAGTCCATCCGTCACATGTGTATCCATGTAATGCGTGAGGTCATCGACATTCACGCGCGGCGCTATGGTTTGTAGCGTCGCCCCATGCGCCATGGGCGCAATAGCCAGTATGATCAGCGCTACAAGTAACCGTCTCATTTTAGCTGCCTTTCCTCTTCAGGCCGGAGCCCAAAAAAACTGGATTCTTGCGCATATATGCGCAACCAGAAAAGAAACGATGGCGCATCAAGACCAGACATCGCTTGCGCCTCATCCAGACGATCCAACACATCATGAAAGCGCCGCTTTTCACTCTCTTTGATTGCGCTGTCAATGTCACGCGATACGCGAACAAAAGCACCCAGCAGACGCCCACGCACCTTCGGCCCTTTTGCGCGCTGTTCGAATGTAGCATAGTCGAAAGCTTCTTTCCCTTTAAAGATGCTTATTTGTGCGGTCTGTGCTTTTCTCGCGTGCATCATGTAACCTCACTTGAAATGTGGCAAGTTGCCAAGTGGCCCCGCCCCCGCCATCGGCGTGGCGCTTGTGGCCGTAAATTGCACGGTCATCGGGTCATAGACAGTCACGTCTGGATTTGTCAAGTAAAAATGCGGAATCTTGCAAAGCAACGGAAATACTTTTTGGTTGTCCTGCCACGGATACGAATTGCATGGCGTCGTTGAAATTGGCTCAATGACCTGATTGAGCCCTGCGTTTGATGTTGCCAGCGGGCTAATTACCACAAGCGCGAAATGCAGGTAGCCACGTTTGCGATATGTCATGTAGGCATTGGCAATGTTTGTCACATCGCAGCTTTGGCGCGTTGCCGCAGGGTCTCCCGTGTAGTATGCGCGCACAGTTAAGGACACCCCGAGCCAATCAAAATCGCCATTAGGCTTCACTCCAACTAATGCCAACTTGACGCTTGGAATCGCCGGATTGCTTACGAGGTCATAGGTCCCCGCCGCGCCGTACACGTCGCCAATGGTATCGCCGCTTTCAAGCACGAAGTTTTCCGCGTCCGGGCATGCGCCGACGGCGGGCGTGTAAAACCCGTCGTATTGCGTGTTGTACTTCCAACGGAACTTGTGGTCCCATGGCTCGGGGTCAGTAGTATGAAACTCATTCCAATGCTTGATCTCTCCCATTGGGAATTCCGCGTAATATTCCCACGCGACGTAGCGCTCCCATGTGCCGATTGTAACCAATACATCCATGTAGGCCGCTGCAATGGTAACGCCATCCGGCAATCTATCCAGCAGCGGAAACCGTATTGCCGAGGCGCTCGCCTTGTAAGACACATCATATGTCGCGCCATAAATGATTACCGCCGTATTGTCGAGGTCTACAGTCACCGGCGTAGCCACGTCCACATTGAGCTCTAGCGCGAAGCCGTTCGCAGCTGCTAGCGCGAAATTTGCATACCATGAATAGATTTCCCCGTTGCCAACAAACCAATCATCATTGGCATCATACCACGGATCTATGACATAACCCTCGCCCAAAAAATACCAGTAGTACGGAAACCATGTGCCCCATTTCGCATAGCCAAACGTTGCGCCCAATGGGCCAAACTCGATTCCGCCGTAGAATGGAAACGTGGGACATTCACCGCCAGGGCCAGGCGGTAGTCGTTGATCATCTGGATCGTTCCAGACCCATGGCTTGCCAAGTGGGTCCGTTGACAATCCGGCGGCGGCCCACGTGTACAAATTGCCGCTGTACAAAGCCGCAATGCTGGTTGTCCGGCCTTTTGCTGCGATAGCGTCCGCCACGAGTTGCTGAGGCGGATCGGGCAGAGAGTCGGTCCAATCCATCCGCGTGCTGGGCGCGCTGAAATATGATAGCATTTGATAACGAATGGCCTGCACGGTAACAATATCGCCCGATGTGTACACCTCCGATGTCGTGGTGTCAATTGCCGTCATGGCTCGCAATGTGTCGTTGATGTCTCGCGCGGAAACAAAGGCCGCTTGCGATAGCCGCCCTTGGGGAGCATCGACGCGAAAACAAATCTCGTCTTCTGCGAACAACGCTTGCGCTGTCGCCAACTTTACCGCATACAATCCCAGCGTGAAATCAATCTCATCAATGTCGGCGGAACTTATCGCTTGCCAGTTGTCTACATATTTCCGCGTCCAGAAAAAATTTGGGTCGCCTTGCTCGGGGCCGAATGTTTGCGTACCGTTGGCAACGGCAAAACGCGAGCCTGCCACAACCGTTCCCGCCGCGATCAAAGCGGCAAGCGTGCCGCTGGGGTCAGCGACTTCCAGCACGTCGGCTTTGCTGCCCCAATTCTTTTCGTTGTAGGGTCGCGAACCACACGGCGCAATGTGATCGTCATAGAACGTGTCATCGGCAGCGCCTTTGTGCGGCCCGTTGTCCTGCCAGGATAGTTGCGCCCCCGCGCATCCGTTGGCCTTGGTAATAATCCAAGCCGGAACCTCTTGGCCTGGGTCGCCGCCGATGGGCCACGTCGTAAGCCAGACGGGGTTTGTTGGATGCAGGAATGCCATAACATAGCCTTCCCGCGCCCCCTTGGCCGGTCCTTGCGCATTAACAAGCGTGGCGTTTTCGTAGCCAAGGGGGTTCCGATTCCGCGCCCACTCGGGCGCGCCAACAACGTTATATCCGCCGTACCAATTGCTTACAACAATCGTTGGCCCATAGGCCGGGTCCACCCAGAAGTATTGTCCCCAATGAACGCCTAGATAACACTCGATTCGATACCCGCCCGTGATTGGCGTGAAGCTGCGAACATACCCGGTAGACCAGGCGACGAGGTTGTCCGTCCGATGCGGATGAGGCAAGATGCGGACCATTGCGCCATAGTAGGCTAACGGGTCCGCCGGTGTTGTACGTGTAAGATCTTGCCGCCATGTATTGTATTCGACCGCCCCGTGCGTTCGCACTTGCAACTCGCCGTCCGACGCGGCAATCGCGGGAATCAAAATCTGTTCACTTGTGTCGTTGCCTTGGTTCAGTCGGCAATATCGCGCAAGGGCAAGGTCGCCAGTAATAGGTTGACTGCCATCGCGCGAAGCGCCCCAACAATTAATGAATGGCCAACTTCGCCACTCACCATATGGGTCGCTATCATTATCAAGCACTGCGTTATCGCGTTGATTTTTTCTGCCTGCACACCATCCTTCCCACGCCAGCTTCGCTGGCAATGTCCCATAGGACGGCGTGCCTGTGTTCGGCGTTGTCCATGTCGGCGTTTCTGTTAGGTCATGCGCAACGCCCTGATGGAATTCCTCCTCGACAACATCCCAAAAGCCGAAGTTGCCGCAGCCTTGCGGCTGGAATTGCGGCGTGTATTGTGGCGTATAGGCAAGCTCAAGCGCGGGCGTCAGGAAACCCGTGATGCTGGGATGCCCCACGCGTTGCCATTTCCAGTTACGTATGGAGTTATCGCCCGCGAAGATTTGCGCGAATGCGCCAGGAATTCCTATCCACATTTGTTGCAGGATATACCAGGCATATGCAGGGTAGAGATAATCGGTCAATGGCACGGGCTCAAAATACTGGCAACCATTCACCAAGTAACATTGAGCGCCAAAGTTGCTTAACCCTTGTGGCGTGCTTGACTCGTTGCGCTTGGCACAATACCACCTGTAACCCCGACCATCGGGACCCGTATAGCCGTAGACCCCGCCATAGTCGGGGCGACAATAGACGCATCGCCGTGATTCGAGCCGACATGCTCGGGGGTTGTAGGCCCCGAAGGCAACTTCGTAAAAGTAGTTGATCTCGAAAGCGGACACGTTGACTCTAAGGTCTTCATATCCCGCGACGCCATTAACTGTCGAGCCCAAGTAGACTGTTGATTCACACGACTCATGGTCTTGATCTCCTAAATCATGGGTCACAAATAAGCGTCGATTCGTTACAAGCCCCGCGCCCGGAGCGCCAGGGTCCGTGACAGTCAAACTTAGCGTGTTAGAGTCCTGACAGAGATTCCCCGCGCGGTCAACCATGCCGCCCGCCGGGATCTGTATTGTATAAGCTCCCGTTGCAAGACAAGGCACATCGAACTCAAAAACAACGTCCGTGCCTATGATGTTCACCGGGTCCACCGCGCCGCCGTTGATGCTGATGGCCGAAGCAATCACACCTGCGACGGGCCTGTCAAACGTCGCCACAACGTGCGCGAGCGATCCGGTCCAAATTGTAGGGGCGTCCGTCGTCAATGTCGCCGTGGGACCGTCGCCCAAATACTCGACACTCAGCGTATTGCTTGCCGTGTTGAGGAGCACACCCGGCCACGTTCCATCAATGCCGACATCCCAGCCCACGGGCGCGCCCGGCCCAGGTCCCAGATATGCGTGATAGCACAGGTCCGCCGGCAACTGGCATGTAATCATTCCCGAGGTTGCGCCCCCGATCAGGCTTGGCGTGAGGTCGAACGTGTAATGATCGGACGCCACTTGCACCCAGTTGCTCAGGGTAGCGTTTACAATGTAGAGTTCCGAGGATAACAACCCGCCCACGCCGCCATTGTGAAACTTTAGCACGCACGGAATCGGCCCGCTGTTCACTGTGCTCGCCCCGGTCGTATATAAGACCGGGTCCGGTTGGTACCAACGATTCAAACCATTGTCAAGGTATGACGCGCCCGTGGTCCAATTGTGAGCAAGCGTGTTCGATACCGCGTTGTCATTGCCAGCTTCGTCCTTGCAGACAGTCGCCGCGACTTGCACGGACGGACTAGCGCCTTTGACCACGAGCACAAACGTATATTTTGATCCGTCGCCCCCGAAAGCCTCAATCTCAGCATCCGCATTCGGCGTGATGTCTGCCTCGCTGAAACCATATACCGGCTTCGGCGTAGTCCCGTCCGCTTCGAAAAACTCCACCATAACATCAATGGCTTTGTTGGTCGTATTCGTCGCTTCACTTGAGGTCAGATCGCAATCCGGAGCGTCGGTGTTGTACTCCAATTTAATCCGCGTTGCATGCGTCGGCTGCCCGCCCGTCTCATTCGCCGCCCCATAGGGCAATTCAATCGTGACATCTTGCGGGCTTGTGCTAGGATTGTTGACCGTGAAGTGGAGCCGGTAGTGGTCATCCGCTCCACCAACGCGCGTGAGTGATGTTTTGGTGATATTGGTCACACTGAAATCCGACATCCCCAGGCCGGTCACATCCTCCTTGAATTGTATGTCGATTGTGTTAGGCGTTGTGTTGAACGTGATCCGCTGCGCGCCTGCCGATGAAAATACCATGCAACAACGCCGCGGCTCAGCGGTCTCACTGGAACAGTCCACATCCACCCAATTACCATTGATCAGAGCCCGTACCCAGAAAGACTTTTGGCCGGCGTCATTGACGAAATAGTGAGAGACGGCGCAATCGTCGCCGTTGTCATCCTTGAGGCGGAACGCGCCGCTAGACCATTGCGCCGACCGCGAGTCATACACAACTGACTTGCGGACGCCATAGAAAAATGATGGATACTCAATAGGATACCAGTCTTGCGGGAAGTTGTATTCCCGGCCAATCCAAATTTGCCGTGTTACTGGGTTCGAATCGCGCGACGTATTGAAGGCGTCTCCGACATCCTTATCAAGGGTTAGGGTTAGAGTAGATGGGCGAGCAGGAGAAAGCCCCTCTTGGATACCAGAGATCGCCACAATGTGACTGTGCATACCCAACGCACAGTTATTACCCAAAAGTGCCACGTAATCCTGAACCTGTATCGGCGTTGCACCGTGGATATAGCCGCGCGGGTCATGGCCTTGGCCAACTGCCGTATTGATTACAATTTGGTTTCCGGTTGCGGAGATGACGGTATAGTAAGTGCCATCCTGGAAGTTCGGCTTTTTTGTTCCGTCCCATCCCATGCCACCGTAGAGCGTGGATTGAAACGCCCCGTTGAAAATGACTGACCACCATCCGTTGGTCCACTTTTCCAATGACCACAAGAATAGCTGCATCATCAGTAATTGATGGTCGAGATCTTTCGCGCTCTGCGATGCGGTGAACGGATTCGCGCCGACATACTTCCCGCCCTTTGTGTTCGCTAGCGCCCATCCCTTTTTCGATTCGTGATTGGTGGTTTGCGCCAAGTGACAGTCCTGGCAGTTGGTTATAGGACACCAAACAATCGAGCCGCCCGACATGCTCGGGGCGCAATACGGGAACCCCGAGATATATGGGGCAGCTGCCCAGTATCCACCAGGGGCGTCCGAATGCACAAAATGATCAAGCTCGTGTCCCATGTTAGCAGGCATTCATCCAGGCGTAGATATACAGCGGGCAGCAATCCCACTTGTCAGTTGCAAGGGCCGCGCCTCCGCAAATGATCGCCGGGCCAGAATCATCGGGAACGAAGACAAGCACTTTGTCGCCCACCGAAAAGCCTGGCAAGCTGTCATCCTCCATCAACGCGTTGACAACGTCAAGGCCGGTATCCGCCTTGTTCCAGCCTGCGCTCAGCTGGACGGTAAAGCGCTTGATCCCGTTTGGGTCCGGGGTTTGCACGGTGGAGACTTCGCCGAAATACATTCCGCCCGCGCCCGGTCCTGGCGACGGGGCAGGACGGCGACCGATGCGCACGGAGGTGAGGTCGCGCCCGTCCGCGCTTGCCCGCGTCAATGATCTTGCATTCGCAAGTGTATCGTGTGGCATCAGTTGGACCCCACATAGTACGTGGATTGATAACGAACGAAATCATAGTCGATTTGCAAAACAGCCACATCGTCGAGAGTATAGCCGTTGATGTTGATGCTATCGCCAAGCCGAATCGCGGTGACAACGGTCGGAAGGGTAATCACCCAAGACGCATCCTCGCCTTGCAACTCTTTCAATCGCGCCTCGCCCCAGTCCTCGAGCTCCGCATCGTCCTTGCGGTTGTCCGTGTCGCCGCTGATTAGAGACAGGGAACCGTCCGCTTGCACGGAATAGGCCCCGTCGGCGTACATGTCCCAAGCAAAGCCGTCGTCCGTGAGGCGTTGCCGGCGGTACTTGTAATACGATCCGGTTGTCACGTCGCTTGTTTCTAGCCTCGCCTCATCGAGATAGACGCAGACCAACTTCACCCAGTCCGGCGTTATCATCGCCGCCGCCGCGCCATCGGCAAAATCCGGCTTGGCCTGGGGCTCGCTGAACCATACCCAACGGTTGTCCTTGATCGTGAACCCACTCATAACCGTGCGCGGCGTTCCTTCATCGGCATATTTCACGAGACAGAAAGGCATGGCCTTTCGACTCGAATGATTCGGGTCATCGTCCAACAACTCGCCGAGCACATGCGGTTGGCGATCCTCGGCAAGGCCCGTGAGTGGATTGGTTACCGATACTGTGGGGATCTCATAACGTCGGCCAACTTCCGCCGCGTATGGCGTATAGTCGGAATTTGCGGAGCCGTCCTGTGCTTGCTTGACAGTGTATTTCGGCGGGCACAACAACACCGCGCTTTCGATGGTGGCATCCCACGCCTCGGTGAGAGTCAATGTCGATTGCACGCGCTTACGTCGCCCTTGCATGGCCAGGCGGTTAACAAGACCGAAATCATCAACGCGATATTGAATGCGTTCGGCAGTCGGGTATCCGTAGGGTTGATCGCGGGCGGCCAAGTCATTGCGCACGCTATAATTGATTCGCCGCACTGGCCCGGCCCCAATGCGAAATGACGAAAGCAAATCGTTCGTGTTCGCCGCGTATCGCAAATACGTTCGTCGCCGATTGTCCGAAGCCGCCAAACGTTGCACTTGTTCCAGCGCCACGCCATGCGGCATGCCGAAAACAATTTGCGGGCCAACCGTTGTCGTCGGGAATGCTCCCGTGTCAAAATGCAAATAGTCGCTGTTGCTGTTCACGGAATATTGAAAGTCCGTGTAGCCATCATGAATATCCGAGCAGATTCGCCGTGAGTTCAGCGCCTCTTTGGGCAAGCCGGTTTCCTCGTCGATTTCGTTATAGTTATAAGAGCACGTGTCATCATTGAGATGGCCGCGTTCGTCCAGCGCAAGGATTTCCACGCGGTCGCCCATCTCATAGGTCTGGCCCGCCGCCTCAATGTACCCCCGGAACGTTGGCCTTGCACAAATATGCGGATTGACGTACACCAACACCGCCGTTCCTTGCGCGAGTAACCGAGTCGGGAACCGCCGTGCTGGAAAGTCTATGCGCGCCTCGGATGGCGCAAACCCGGAGCGCAACGTCAAACGCCGGAGCACGCCGTCTAGGCGCAGCTTGCCACCGATATAGACCCATACAATGGGTTTGTGAAATCCCGTGGGGCCTGTTCTCGTTGCGCCGATCCATCCCATTATGATGTCACCGCCGCGCTAATTACTTGGTCGCCGCTCGGTGGCGTTCCGTCACTGATTGCAGTCACTTCATGGCTGTATTCGCCATACGCCCCCGATTGGCTATAGGGGCGCACTTTGTAGGTGTAGGTTTGACCTTCCGTCAAACTTCCGCCCGGCAACGCGGAGCCGTCGTCATCCACGGAATACTCGCCGTCTGCCTGATAGGCCACCGTGTCAAACTCCGTATCATCGCGGTAGAAGGCAACGCCGCCCGTCTCCGGCACGTCCGCCGTGCATGTGACGCGAATATCGCCAGCGATAATGCTTTCCGCGCGGATGTCGTAGATCGTGTCCGGTGGCGCTCCCGCAATGTAGGTAAGCCCGCCCGCGCCATCGTCAATGTATTGGAAGTCGAGCGTCGCAATGTTCGCAATTCCACCATAGCCATTTACGGCCATCACGGCAACGCGCCATGTTCCCGCGAAAACTTGCAGGGTCAATGTCGTGGCGCCTGGGTATCGTCTCCGGCAATAGGCCCAGCGCGTATCAGCAAAAGGCAGCTCATCAAAAAACGGGAATTGATTGACCGCCCATAAATAGCCCATTGTGCCAGAGCCGCCCGTCTCCGTAAAACTGAACGTCTGTGCGCGACTTTCTCCGGTTCCGATGTCGTCGAGGCTATGCGTTATCTCGGTAATGGTCGCGGGCGCGGCCGTTATGGTTGCCGTTGCCGTCTCTCCGTTATCGCCGCCCACGCCATTCCCTATATTACCGGCAATGTCGCGATACAGGATCTTGAATTCATACGTGCCTGTCGATAAATCAGAAACAACATATGACCGGAGCTCTTTTTGTTCTATGGTCGCAAGTAGCGTGTCCGCGCCCAAACCGTCGCCCTCGTCATAGTATATTAGATAGGCGTCGAAATCATCCTCGTCGGGCGAATCCGACCACGACAAAATAACATTGTCGCCCACCGGATAAGCGTAGAAGAAGGCCGTGCCGTCGAGAATGTCCTGGGCAGGATCGCGCAACGTGCCAAGGATGTTCACCATCTTCAGCCATGTGCCCGCGGGCGTCCAAGGCAAGAGAAACAAGTCCGCGTCTTGCTGCACGGTCTCACGCACGCCATCAACGAAAACATGCCAGTCGTATTCCTCGTCATCTATGTATGAGGGTATGATTGCCTCGCCGCGCAACGTGGGCTGCCCGTCCGCATAAAGCAATAAGTTACTGTCAAGACCAAGGCCCGCAACACGACCGAAGCGCGGAGCGTAAACAAGCCCATCAACCCAGGGTTCCATGTTTAATATGTCATGCCCAAAGACTGGCATCATTTACCCTGGCAATAGGAATATGGTAGGGTTCGTCGGCAAACCTGGAATGGGGCTTTCTTGCTGTGCAGTGATGCGGAGATGTTCCCCCGGCTGAAATTTGAGGCGGTTGGGAAAGGCAGTCCAGCCGCTTCCATGTGTTCCATCGCTCACTGTTATGTCTGCGGATTTGCTACCCACGTCGGCATCGCCCGACGCTTTTTGTATTCGGAAAACAAGATCGGCGCCCGTTGGCCCTTCGTCCATGATAACCTGCCCAGCAGCGAAACCCGCGCCATACTCGAACTCTATGGTATCATGCAGGTCGAGATTGCCGCCCGAGGAGTCCATGACTCCGTGCTTGTAAATCGTCACGGGGCGATCCCACCATTTGAAGAGGCGACCATAGCCGACATACGTAAAGTAGAGCGTGACTTGTGAACTTGTCAAAACCCGCCCGGTCGTTTTATCCAACACACATTCATTCGTGCTCGGGACGCCCATCTTCAGAACATCATAGCGCGTACCGCCCAAATCTTGCGCCGTTGCCGCGCCATAGGTCGCGTCAGTGTTCCCGATTACCTGATCATTTGTTGCCTCTTGTAGCCATCCCGCGTAGTAGGTCACTGCATTTATGGTGACCGCAACGGAGCACGTGACTATTTCGTTTGTTACGTCGTGGCCGTCCGCGTAAAACTCTGTTTGGACGCTCATAGATAGGCTCCGTCAATAATAATGGACCCAACGCCCCCGCCAGACGCATTGCCAACCATAGCCGGACGGGGCGGCCACGGCGCGCTGTATTGGGCCGCTCTCGAAATCCACAAGGCGCATATTGGTGAACGAGCCGACGGAAAACGTCAGGGTTGCAATCACATACGTGATGCGCGCCGTATCAATCGAGGCGATCAGTGTTTTCAGCGTTCCCTCGGAAGACGCACACAGGCGATTTCGGAAGATGCCTTCCTCGGCAAACACGAACTGCTTGCTATCCTCTTCGGTTTGACGCGTGCCCAAGACCATGTAATCGCGCCCCGAACAATGCGGATATACAATATCCTTCACTTCCCCGTCTTGGGCGTTGCGCCCGGCGAGATGATGCCATTCGCCAAATGTCACGCCACCCCAGCTGAGCGCGGTCATTTTTCGATTTCCTTTGGCAAGTCCCCATTTAGGATGGCAGCCTCTTCTTGCAGTTGCGCGAGCATGCTTTGGAGTTGTGTTTGGCCCTGCGCGTTGATCGTCAATGCGGCCCTGAGCAAGTACGGCTTGAGATCCGGCAGCTCGTCGTAGATCTTCCCGATGGCCCCGGCGCCATAGCCTTCCTGGGAACGCAGCATCACGCGCGAGCGTAGGAGCAAGTGCATTTCCGACGGGGCAATCTTTTCATTGGTCACCGCGTCGCAGAGCTCCTTGTCAATGTAGCCCTCGAAAAATTGCGGGTTGTCGCTCGCGTATCGCATGAGCACCACCTTCACCGGGTCTGCTGGCACGGTCTCTCGCGGCGCTTGCGACCTTTGCGCTTGGGCCGCCCACAAACAACCCATGATAACTACGACAATCAGCGTTACTCGTTTCATTACTCTAACCCCTTTCGTAAGTTACAATCGCGCGCCCTCTTCGATTGGGCCATTGCGAAAGTGCTCATATTTCAGGCGGCGGGAAATCGCTTCCTCGTGTTGCTCGCGGAGCTCCTCGTTTTTTTTGGCAAGCTCAGTCACGCGCATTTGTCGCCGCAGAGATTCCTCTTGCGCTTGGAGTTGGTCGGCGCGTTCCATTGCCCCTTGTCGCGCAATATGCCCCTCTGGGAACTCAGCGGCGTGGCCCTCGAAATACTCAACGCCCATTGATAACCGATTCGCGCGGCGTTGCAACCCCAACATGCGCTCATCGGCCACGGTCGCCCGATACTCCTCGGCGGTCATGGGTGGACGCTCTTGCGCGGTGGCCGGGAGCGCTGGCATTGCTCGCGGTTGACTGCGCCGTACGTAGTCCTTCGTTGCCTGCAAATGCTCCGGACTCATCATGGCCCAAGACCAGAGGCCCTCGCGCTCGGCCTTGGGAAATGCTGATCCCCGCAAGCTCTTGGCCAGTTCCGACCGGCCCAAAAATTTTTGCGCCGCGCCCTCGCCCTCAAAGACGAGCTTCCGCATGTAGCCGATTTCTTGCGGGCTTTTGCCTGCCTTGCGCATATCGGTTGCCATTCGACGGAAGCCCTTTTTCCATGATGCGCCTTGCGCTCCGGCTTCCAAATCGACGCCCGCGGCTTTCGCCATCGCCTGTATGGAATCCGGGATCGCCGCCATTGCGATCTTGTTCATTGCGTCATTTGGGATGATGTTTTCCGATAACGCGAAAATTTCCGCAAGCCACTTTGGCGCTCCCGCCTCGCGGTATCGACCCACAGCCAACTGATGACGCACGTCTTGTTGGCTTATGCCACGCAATCCCATTTCTTGTTCGATGGGGATGTTCGTTTGCCACTGCTGAATCGACTTGCGCAACTCGGCGAACCCGTAAGCAGCATCTTTCAACCGTTGGCTGAGCTTTTGGCCTACTGCGTCCTCTGCCGTCTCGCCAATGCGCCGCACGGCATCCTCAACTTGGTCTACGTTCTGAGTAAGCGATTGTGCAGCCGCAACGGCTTCTGCCCCAAAAATCTCTTGGATTGTCGAGGCGTCTAAACTTGAAAGGTCTCGCAACTGATCAAGCAAGCTCCCGCGCGTCGTGTAACCTTCTTCGATGGCTTTGTCCATGCGCAAAATGACGTTGCGCACCCCTGTGAATGTCCGCTCACTCCGGCCCCCGCGTTGCGTTGCCACGACCAATGCGCCGCCCAGCTCGTCGAGGGAATGCCCCAACGGTTCGGCAACGGCGGCCACGTCCGGCAGCAAACGCGCGAGATCTTCGAATGTCAAAAAGCCTAGCTCGGCGGTCCGATTGATTTTGGCCTGCGCTTCCGAAACACTGTCCAACGTCTTCCCATAAATCAGATACGTCTTGAGCAGTGCCTTCACGCTCAGCGGCAACTCTGTTCCGGTAAGGCGTGTCAACTCGATTGCGCTCGACAAAACGTCTTTTTGAATGGCTTCGCTCAAATGTGACGCACCAGACTGGATGGAGAACAGAGCGTCCGCAATTTCCTTGCGCGTGATTCCAAAGGCATTGGCCAGCTCGAGCACTTCGTCTTTCTTGCTGGCAATCTTTGATAGGTTGTCGCCCAGCGACAGGAGCCCGGTCATCTCGCTTTCGAATTTGGAAGACTCCTCGCGCAGGCGCTTGTACTCCTCGACGGTCGCGCGGACGGCAGCGCTCACTCCAGCCGCGCCAACGAAGCCGCCTGCCAACGTCATGGCTGTGCGCTTCATGCCGCCAAGCGTTCGGTCGAAACGCCGTGCCTGACGGATCTGACCACGGAATGCCGTCTCGCTTTTTTTCTGCGTGGCAATGAGACGACGGAAACCCTGAACGGCTTTCGCTTCCTCGGAATCTAAAACGAATGTTACGTTTCCCATCTGTTACTCACAGGCAAAAAAGTATAAGTCCGCAAACGTCGGCGCATACTCAGGCATCAACCCCGCTCGCCATCGGCGGTATCGTTGCCATCGTCCGTTCGGGCATCGCCGTTTTTTTTTGCGTTCTCCGCAAGCGCCTTTTGTATCGCGATGATCGTTGGCCAATCAAACAGCGCCTTTAATATTTCCAGTCGGTTTGTCGTGGACAACAAGCCCAGATAGCCAACTTCCCATTGACTCACACGGTAATTGACCGCTAAGGCTTCCACAGCAAGCGCAGTCTGCTCTTCTTCAGGCATGAGCTCCGACGGCGTCTCCCCTTCCGCCAGTTCAATTAAGCCCACGTCGCGCTGGAACAATTCCCAGGCTCTCTCTGCTCGCTCACACAAGCCAGCAAAGCGCGTCTCTATTTGCTGTTGCCAGTTGCCCGAAGCGTCAATGGACAAGCGCCGAGGGACGGGAGCGGGCTGCACGGGGCTTGTGGCCATGGGCACAACCCACTCCCCGCCATCGCTCAAGGCAACCTTATGGCCGGGGATAGAGTCCTCGCGCGCCAGATCATCAGGCGTCGGTGGCGTGTCGCGGAACCAGCCCAGGAAATATGCACCATCATTGCATGCCCTCCATTCTTGGGCTTCCGGGTCGAAGCGCACATCGGAAGGCTTGCCGAGTGAAACGATAATCCCGCCATGCCCCCCGGGCCCGGATGCGGTTTCTCGCGTCGCGAGGCCGCGCATATCCAATACGGAGGCTAAGCCTACCTCCGCAAGATCCGAGGCGGTCGCCCCGGCCCTGTTCGGCAGAAAATAAAGGAAAGCCGCCATATCACGCGTCCGCCCCTTCCTCATCATCGGCTCGCGTGGCGTCCGGGTGTTCCGCCAAATAGGCGTTGAACACCTGGTCCAACGCGCCAACCTGGAGCGGAGGGACGCCCTCATCGCCCTTGATAATACGGGCCATGCTCAATATGGGCACGGTGTCCTCGGGCTCGATTGTCCCGCGTGTCACCAACTCACATTGTTTGCGATACATTTCCCGCACGCAGTCAACCGCAAGTTGGCGCATAGCCTTTTCGACTTCCCGCGCTCGTGCATGCAATTGTGTTCCCGTTGAAAACTGACCCATGGTCTCGCCCTTTCTTATGCGATAGCGGTAGCCGCTGACACAACCATAATCGCGTTTGTTCCATCGTACGTCGGAGTTATGATGACTTCCGCCATAAGCGGTTCGCCTTGGGAGCCACCTACTGTCTGGCAGGAAATCCGTCCATCATCTATTGTGAATGAGATGTGCTCCGATGTTGCGTCGGCAACGCGTGTTCCACCCTCGTCAACTTTGCGGAGATACACCACGCTGTCCGACGCGCCTTGCTCCGCGCCTGCCGCCGTCAGCGTGCTGAGAATGCCTACGTTGCTGGACCGCACACGAATTGACGGATTGCGATTCATGATTCCCACAAACGTGGGATACGCCTCGCCGTCACCTTGACGGACAATTTCCTCGATGCCAAAATCAACTGTGATATCCTCAATACCCGTGATCGCCGAGCCGTTGATTTTCACGGGACCGCAAACAAACGCCTCTGTCACATCGGGCGATCCCGTCAATTGCTGGCTGCCGGTAATCGTCAACGGCGACGTGCTGCCGTCGCTGGAGATGGCCGAAATTTCGAGGTCATACGTTGCAAATGCGTTCAGCGGCGCATTGATTGTACGCGGAATGATAAGCCCATTTCCGATGCTGAGCTTCGTATGCTCGGCGGTTGTCGGCGGTGTGCGTGTGCCGCCGCTGAGCATCTTTTGCAACCATGCCTCAACGGCGTTGAGACCGCTTGACCCGCTCGCTTCAATCAACAGGCCCGAAATGCCTACCTTGCCAAGCACTGTTGCAAGCGCCGTTGTGCTTACACGCAGTCGCGGCTCTTGGCTCATGACAGCAACATATTTCGGGTCAACGCAACCATCCGCCGCCGCCAGCTCCTCACTCAGGTTTGTGTCAAGTGCCCAGTCCACAAGTTGGGAAATGAGGTAATCCTCCCCGGAGTTGGGGTCGGCGTTTAGCGCATATAGGGTGTGAAGTGTTGATACTGCCATTAGACCGTTGTCCTTTCCGCATTGCGCAAATTCATGATGCGGACTTGCATCAAGTCTTCGTAGAAGTCCTGCATTTCTTTTTGCTCCGCTTGCGTCGTGCGCGTAAGCTCGGCGGCCTTATCCGCTTGCCCGGTCGCCTTGCGATAAGCATATAGATGTTTTGGCCCAGTCAATATTCCTCGCGCGCGCTTTGATGTGCCGCTCAATCGCACCCCGCTTGTTACCATGCGCTTCATCTCGCCCGACCAGACAAGCGGCAACTGGTGGCCCATTACACGTTGCTTGCGCCGGAGATAAGCATCCGTCCGTTTCTGATACCGATATTTCCATGCCGCAATTGGCTTAAAATGCTGTGGTAAAAACATCTGCCACCAAAACCGCACGGTGTCTCTTAGTGAGTTGCGATTCAGCGGCGCAAACCGCCGAGCAACTTGTCGCGGACTTCCTCTTTCTATGATCTGTCCTCGTATCATGGCCCCCACTCCACGTTGAACGACATCCAGTGAAAATGGTCGCCTTCGCCGGACCGGTTCGGGAAGTTGCGCTCGGGCGGGTCGCGTTGCATAATCCGCTGAATGGAGAGGTAGCCGCCAGATCCGGCCAACTCGCTCATGTCGTCAATCACGCCGCCGACGTTGTTCAGGAATTCCAAGGCGGCATCGTCAACCGCGGCTTCCGCCTGATACGCCACTGAGACGCCGGCCTCGAACATCAGGACTAGGGAGCCACCTTCTTGAAAGTGATTGCGCGCCCCGCCCGCAATCATGTTGTATGACCAACTGTCGCCTTGCGTGATTACCGCGAAGGGCCGGGTCAAACTACTGGCGGAAACATAGGCCATATAGGTGCGCGCCCGCGCCGCCGCGACCGTGCTCACGCCAAGCCACATTTGCCACGCGCTACAATTCGCGAGAAGCGTTTGCAGATTGTAGATCGGCAAACTTAACGGCCCTGTCGGCGTCACTGCCATTGATCAACCTCGATGGTTCACAAACATGTCTTGGCGGCCTTTGAACTCGGCGTCGAACTTCTGCACTTGTAAAAGCGCCAAGCCTTCGTTGTCGTCGGCCTCGACTTCCACGACTGACCAGTCCGCCGCGTCGAATGTTACAACGTCCTTGCGTGCCGGGGTGGCGATGCCTTCCGTGGCATCCGTTGAAACCATTACATCAGCCTGAGTAAGTTCGCCGACGCCTTCCGCGCAGACGTTTTCGCGCTGGGGTTGGCGATCAACAATCGCGGTGATGGATTTCAACGCGCCGCCATCGGGCGTATAACTCACCGTCTCGCCAAGCCCATCCAGCAACATGGCGCGCCCCGATTCCTCAAAAGCGTCGGCAAACCAACTCATTTAGTCCTGCCAGACTTGCACGCGCAGCGTGGTTGTCATAGTTGTGGGCCCGTCTAGGTAGACAGTCACGGCATCGGTGCTGGGCACAATGCTTGTTATGCTCCGGCCTTGCCCCGATGTAACAATCGAAGCGAACGGGTAATCGTCGGAATCCGTGCCGCTCACGGTAATTGCCACGCTCGATGTATTGGTTGTCACGTCATCCGTGGCGAACACGAGCGTTTTTCCCGAGGCGATAAGCGTGGTCGCGGTGCAGGTCGTGAACGTGCCGGCCGCTGGCGTTGTGTCGCCAATTGTGGCCCCGTCAATGTTCCCTCCATCAATATCAGCAAGCACAGCGCCCAAAGACGTAAAATCGCCAGCGGCGGGCGTTGTGCCCCCGATGGTAACACTATCCGCTGTGCCACCGTTGATATCCGCTGTGGTTGCGGTGAGGGAGCTAAACGTGCCAGCAGCAGCGGACGAACCACCAATGGTTGTTCCGTCAATGGCCCCGCCATCCAGATTTACCGTTGTTCCCGTTAGCGTGGTAAACGTGCCGGCCGCTGGGGTCGTTCCACCAATCACGGTTCCGTCAATCGTGCCGCCGTCAATGTCCACGGTTGCAAGCGTCGAGCCCGATGGCAACGTCGCGCTATCGTTTACCGTAAGACTGGAAACGCGCAAATTCACGAACGACCCGTTCTGGGTTTCGTAGTACGCGCCCAAACAGATCGCGACACCAAGAGCCAACCACGCAAGCGGCAACAGGTTTCGGCCTTTGTATTTCATCGTTTCAAAGTCCTTTCCGGGGCATTGCCCCATGGCTTACGTGGTGATGTTGTCAAGCAACTGCAAGCACTCGGTGAACAGGATTTTTTCGTCCGTGTCCATGCGCGCGCGGATGATGTCCGACCGAACCGTTTCGTCGCGGTAGCTTTCCATCGTTGCGCCGATAGACGAACCATCTTGTCCCCAATGGAACATGCGCCCGAGTCCCGGCTCTCGAATGTCATTTGACGTGCAGATCCGGGCAACCGCCGCGTATTCATCCGACCAAATCGGGGAAATGCTCACGCTCTGCTCGCTGTTTGCCGTGTTCTTCGCGCTTCCCGCAACGATGATGTATGGTAGGTCGAAAGCATCCTGGAGCTCCGCAATCCCGATTTCCGCAGGCAGCACTGACTTTACAGCTTTCACTTTGTCAATGATTTCCGAGCACCGTCGCACGTTGAGAAACACTCGGCGGTTGACGATGAGCGCATTGGCCCAAAGACCGGTTGCGTCCCATAGCGCCTTGACCCTGGCGGCAACGTCCGTAATCGGCGTTGCGGCGGTCACGTCATCCCATTCATTCGTAACACTGGTCGGCGTCCATGTTGACGCGTTGAACACCATGTCCGCCACGCGCTTTTCCATATTGCGCAACACAACATCGCGGGCACGTTGCGCGGAGACCAGCTCTGCGTCGAAGAAGTCTACGTAGAGGTCGGCTTCCCGATCATCCACGGGCTCCTCGGCGCCATGCTCCTCGGTCGCGTAGCTGTCGGTTGTGAAGTCCCAGTGCGACCGAGCGTAACCCGTGCCGGGCGCACGTCGCGTTTCGCGGTTCTCCAGCAATTGTTCGATGGGGATTTTCCCAAAGATTCCGCTCGACTTGGCAACCTCGATGACCGGCAACACCTGGGGTGCAATAAAGCCCGCGCGGTCGGCGGCCAAATCGAACTCTTCCAAACTCCCGGCCAACTCGGGCCGCAGAGTCGAGAGGCTTGATGTTGGGTGAGGCATCGGTTTCACTCCTTTAGTGAGTTTCGCCGATCCTCGCTTTCGCCTTTGTTACCTCCGTGAAGTTTGATCCGCTTTCCGCTATCCGCTTACGCAGGCAATACTTCAATTGCATCATTGTTCGCTGTGGCGGCTTCCAGCGCTTCGCCAACGGCAACCGTCCCGCTGTCGGAAATCTTGCCACTTGCCGCTGCATACACCGCCGCGCCCTTGGCAATCGCTTTCGACGCGATCATGATCTGCGTGCCTTGCGCCGTTGTGAGGCGCACGGCGACTTCTTCGTCGGCGGCCAACGCGTCAGTCTCTAGCGTGCCGACACAATCCGTATGCGCGGCGCTGCAATATTCGAGCTGTCCACTTCCATCCAAATGGACACGCCGATATTGGCTCAATGCGCCGCTTGCTGTGAATGTGCGGGTTGGAGTTGCTACAAAATTCGCCATTTTTCTTACCCCTTTCTTTGTCGTTGTCGGTTCGGGCTTTGCTTGGCCTTGTTCGTTTTGTTAGATCTCGCGTTCCGCGAATGCCAGCGCTCCTTTCCGGTTTCCTTGGCGCTCATTATAAGCGACCACGTACGCCTTGTGAAGTTCCGGGTCCGCTTTTCGCGCGGCCTTGATGGCATCGGCGTGTCTCTTGCCCTTGGCCAAGTGCGCCCCAATAGCCGATTCCCAACGATCAATCGCATCGGCGTTGGTCGCCTCTTCCTCATCGCCACCTTCAGACCCCAGCGCGTCAACCCCCGGCTTGGAGGCCTTCGCCTTGAGCTCCTCGATCTCCTTGGCCTGATGCGCCATCCATGCCCCCTTGGCTTCGTCCGCCGTAGCCTTGCGTTCGAGCTGATCACACAAGAAGTCGGCGGTCGCCTGTGGGACGGCGGCCTTCAGTTCTTGGTAGGTCGCCGCCACGGGCTCTTGTGACGGTGTTTCCGCAACAATAGCGGTGTCCGCCGTTGTTTCTGTCGCCATTTTTGTCTTGCTCCTTTCTCTGTTTGTTTCCTCTCGCAAATCTTCGAGGACCAATTCAAACGGCTTTATGCCGTCGATCAACCCTACTTTGATTGCGTCCGCGCCCACGTAAACCCGACCATCCGCCAAGGCTTGCACGACCTGAATGCCCATGCGTCGGCCCCGCGCGACGGCCTCATTGAACTGATTGCCCAACTTGTCCACCGTCGCCTGAAATTCCGTCAAATGCTCCTCGGTGACTTCCGTCCCCGGCGTGCCCGCTCCCTTGAATTCGCCGGTCCGCAAAACGTGGACCTTGATTCCCTCGCTCTCGGCAAACGCGGAAGAATCCTCCACAACCAGAAAAACACCGATGCTGCCGATCAATGCGTTTGCGTTTGCGAAAACCTTGTTGGCCTGCGATGCGACATAGTAGGCCGCGCTTGCGCCCCGGTCCTCAATGTAGGCGTAGACTGGCTTTTCTTTGGACGCTCGCGCCACGTCGTCGGCGAGATCGGGAATGCCCGATACCGTCCCGCCAGGCGAATCAATTACAAGCGCAATACCAGCGATGGAATCATCAACAAGCGCATTGCGCACTTGCCGCCGGGCCCGGACGGTTGAGGCAGCCTCCATCAAGCTAGAGCCATATTTCATGAGCGTACCGCTCAGTTGAATCATGGCGATTCCGCCAGTAAGCACGGGGTAGCTTATGTCAGTCGCCACTTGGGGCTCGGCAAGTTGCTTGGCGATATGGTCGCCTAAATCGCGCGCTCGAACCGTTGTTGCAAGGGCCTGGAACGTCGCGGACTCCATCGCCCACGGACCGAAATACTGATCAAGGTGCGAAACGCGCTCGGTGGCCCACCCCGGCGGCTGGATGTCAAACTCAAGCATCGTCGCTCCCATCGTCATCCTCTTTCATGGGTTTTGCAGGTTGTGCCTTTTGCTGAGGCAGAGCCGCCAGATCGCGCCATGTTACCCCGGCGTTCACGCTCTGCCCGTTGATTTCATCGGCCTTGGCAATTGCCAAGGAAATTATGATTGCGCGGTCCTCGACGATCTCGGCAGCAACATCGTCCCAGTCCTGGCCTCGTTCCGCATGTAAGCGGCGAGGCGAGATAAGACCGTTCTCCAACCGATGACTATCGGCCTGGGCGTCCTTCAATGGCTCGATATATGGCCACGTCGGCGGGTTCCAGTTGTGGGCAAAAACATCAATGCCGGACCGCATGGCAGCCCGCCGAATTGCGGAATCATCCGCATGCCATTGGCGCAGCTTCCAGACATACGTCGGGCGATATAGGCGCTCAATCAACCGCTGCTGCATCTCGCGAAAGCCTATGCGGGCTTGATCTACGGCGCCACGCCAGCCAGAGAAATTCGTCTCGCTTGCGTCCAATGTTACCAGCACCAATGGAAGCCCGAGGTTGTTTCCGATAGTTGTCAAGATTTGCTTGATATGTGGGAAATATTCGGGATTGGGAACGCTCGGAGAAAAGCCCTGGAGTTTTTCTCCCGGCGCTCCGGTGACTTCCATTCCTGGCGCCACGCCCTCGACTGTGCGAGTCGTCGAATCGCTCAAGGTCTCAGTGGCGGTGTCGCCCATGGTAGGGGGCGTGCCTCCCGAGAAATCAATCTCCCGCTCACGGAAAAACGCGAAGCAGCTCACAACTTGCTGTTGCACAAGCTTCGCAAATTCAATGTCCTCCAACATACCCATCTTATCAAACACCGGGGCAAACGCCGTCACGCCGCGGGTTTGCGAAATCCGCCTCGGATTGTAAACGTGAAAGACCTGGCGATAGCCCTTGTTGTCGCGGACCGGGTAGGGGCGCATGTCACTGACAAGCCGCACGGTTTTACTCGGCGCAACGTCCTCTTTGGTGAACCAATACTCAAGGCGCCTACGGTATTTGTTCAGCAACACCCCATGCACAACCGGCCTGCTCGTGTTTGTTGGCGTCCGCAAGCGGTGGGCCTCGACAGCTTCCAAGGCCCCCTCCTCGCGATCAGGCAGAAAACACACGTCGCCATCCACAAACATCTGGCGCAACGCAAGCCGGACTTGAGAATTGAAATTGTGCTCTCCTGCGCGGTCGCATTGTTCCGGGTCTATCGCCCATGCCTTCCAGTGAGCCAGCAAATCCGCATCCAAGCCAGGATCGCCAGTCGCCGGATCTAGCTTGATTCCACCTTGCAAAATGTTCGTCACGGCTCGGTTGACAATGTAGCCTACATTGGCGTCGTTGCGGTCGAAGTCGCGCGCATATTCCATCATGCGCAGATAGTCCGAATCGTTGCGATAGTGATAGTCGGCATGCGCCCCCGATGACGGAATGCCTGAGCGTATACGACGAAAGCGATTGGACCGCGCCGCAGCATAATCCGCCCGCATACCCTCATAGGCGTCGAAAACGGAGGTAGGCTCTTGGCGTCGTCTGCGTCTCATCGGTAATACTCAAAGCTAGCGACTCGCACTTCGCCGCTCTCGGTCGTCGTGTCGTTTTCTTGCCACCACTCAATCGCCATATCCAATTGGTTTTCGATTTTCTGGTAAGCGTCGCGCACGGAAGAACCGCCTTTGCGAACCTCTTCCATCATGCGGCGCAACAACATGCGGCAAGCCTCGATGAACAACTTCGCCTTTGCCGTGGAACCCTCCACGTCATAATCAGCGTTATCATCGTACTGGGCTTGGATTTCTGCCAGTGTGCTAGAAGAACTTAGTGCCATAATCACAGAAGGGCGGGAGAGGGGACCGGCGAACCGGTCCCCAAGGCGGAAGCGCGGATCGCCCTTCGCTTTACGCAACTAACACAAATTAGGGATTTGTCAAGGGTTCCGAGTTCGGTTTTTCGGATTGTTCGGAATTTCGGTTTTTCGGATTTTTACCCACACACTTCCTGAGTCACTGCCTACTCCGGCGGAGCTGGGATCTTGGTCCAATAAGCCACGGGCGGCGTAGACAACATGCACAATCGCGCACTGTTCAGATACCAATCCTCCCCCGCGAAATAGGCCATCATCGGACCACCGTCTATGGATTGGCCACGCAACCAGACGAGATAATATCCCTTCTTCTCAGGAAGCTCCGTGTTACAATCCATCCATTCAATGAATTTGTGTACAGGAGCTGACACACGCACTTCCTCATAGCGGCCGATATAGCATGCTCGCCCACGGCAATCTGGGCGAAGCACAATAAGGCCTCCACTACGAAATCGGATTGCAACATGGCTTTCCATGTCGATCCTCTGAAGACGTTCGCCCTGTTCGTTCTCGAATTGGCCTAAGACAGCGCCCTCGAATTCGTGCAAATTCTGGTTGCCGCACAACTGCCAAGTTCTCATGATCTCTCTCCTGTCGGTATTTGTTCACACAACCAACGAATTACGTCAGGTGGCGTGTTGACGAATCGCTTATTGTTGAGTCGCGCCCCTTGCCGCTGAAGCCCCATCCACAAACGTTTAAACGCCTTTGCTTGATTCATGCTCAACATCACCTCCACGTGACGCTGTGCATACTGACCCTCAACCAAGTCTTCCAGAGGCAATTCCAGCCGAGTCATGTTTTGGCGTGTCGCCCCGGTTTCCGGCGCAACGGTCAACATCCCGTTGCTTTGCTGTTGTTGCTGTCTCGAACGGTGTTTACTCATGCGTCAGTCCTTTCTGGCAATATACGTTTACGCCATTGCCTTATTTGCTCTTTCCGCTATCTGTTTGTCAATGCCGAGCATTGACAAGTTACGCGCCGCGTTTTTGTCCGCATGGTCTTTGTGCTCGCAAACAACACACTTGAACGCAGCTGATCCGGCTTTGCCTTTTGGACGATTTCGCCGATCTATGCAACCACATTTTGCGCATCTCTGCGATGTATAACGCGGATCTACATAGACAATTTGCGCGCCTATTTGTTTCGCTTGCCATTCAATCGCGGTCTTCAATGTATATGGCGCCCAATGCCGCGCCAACCATTTATCATTTTTGATATTCGCGGAAAGGTCTTCCATTTGCCAAATACCCGCGCCTTCGCGTTTCGCAATGTCCGCGATTGTTCCAGCAATCCCGCGTGACGCATTGTTGATTAACCGTCGCTCTTTGCTCCGTAACTTTCTCAAACGCGCTTGCACATTGTCGCGCATTGGACCCATGAGTCCGCTATGCTTGCTTTTCAATGCGCGGACTATGCGCCGGATTTCGTTCTTTATCAGGCCTCTGGAATTCAAAATCTCGCGCCCCCGGCCTATCAACATTGCCCATGCGCGAGGCTTGCCCTTTTCCCGGATATGTATTGCGGCTGGCACCATAACGCCAAAATCTATACCCAGAACCACGTCCTCGGATAACGCGCAATCGCGTTGAGGATATGCAATCACAACACCAGCCTTCCATTTTGCTTCATGCGCTCGCCGACTCGTATTTCGATATACTTTACAGTCGCGAAGTTCCCAGTCCTTTTTTTCGGGGTCCTGAGAAATCACGTTTTCGATTTGTTGTAGTTGTGTTTTGTCTCGGCGTTTCACGCGCAACCCATAGGCAACCCACGTTGACAGTCCGTTTTCCTTTGCCCACTTTTGCGCAAACATTTGGACGCACAACCAATATTGATTTGCATCCTTGACTACCCGCGTACAAGTCGCGCGAATAGGCAACGGCAACGTTCCATCCGTGCGAAATGTAGCTAGGCTTCTTGTGCCCTTCAGTAATAACGCTTTCCCGGGCTCGCCAGTAAACTGCGTTTCCGCGTTCCGACATATGCCGTTCGCCATTTGTGCGCACATTGGGCCATTCGCAATATCCAACTCCTCGAATATGTCCTTGTAACCATTTAGGCGCAGGCGCTTACGCTCGTTTGGTGGCAATTTTTTTTTCTTGCACAAATAGGTATTGAAGGAATGTTGATTCGCTATATCACCAGCGGTTCTCGCCATTTGTCGCATTGTGTCATATATGAGCTTTCTTTGTTCTTCCGTGATGTCTTCCACGGTATCCGTGCGGGGATAGTACTCCTTGATTTGGCCTACTCCAAATGTTAGTGTTTTGATCATAATTCTTCTTTCTCCTGCTTCTTGCGCGTGGGTTGCGACCGCCGGATGGCGCGGCAAGGACGGTTGAATCCCTCCTCCACCTCGCGCGTGGCCCGGACCTTGCGCGAGTGGCCGGACCCGGTCCTCCACCTCGCGCGTGGCCCGGACCTTGCGCGAGTGGCCGGACCCGGTCCTCCACCTCGCGCGTGGCCCGGA